GGCCCATTTAAGGGTTGTACGATAAACATAATATTACGCTCACACAGGGCCCCGAGATCTTGCTCAGAATTTGTGTGCGCGGCCACCATTAATACTGTTGATGACAACATCTCTGTCTCCGGAACCTTCCCATACTTGCTTTCGCCATGATGTGTGTTCGCCCAATAGCAACTTTCCCAAATTGCGTGGTTACATAACACCCACACCAACCTACAAGCAAGTGGGATTCCTAATAGCGGGATCCAAGTGTTGGACCCAGGGATGGAAAATTTCCTGGCCAACATTCCTCATCGCGGTGGGATTCCACAGTGCTAGGGCGTTTTCATAAGCGACCTGTTCGCTTGGGGAAACGCCCCATGTCTGCTCAAATTCCACCCTGGCCCTATCAGTTATCACACTGGGCTGTAACCCAGTTATAAGGTCCAGTTGGTAGGAAGCGATGCGATATTGATAACTGCTGTCTAGATGAACCAAGCGGGCTCTAGCGCCCCCTGATAACTCACGCAGTCGGGTTGCAAAGGCCTGAAGAATTGGTATGCCACGATGTTGTGCCATTTCGCAGTCTCCAATGAGACCAAACATCGGCCTGACCATATGAGGGTCATTCCAGTGTTTGGTACCACAACAAGACTGCGACAATACCTTCCGCCAATTGCGCGCAAAAATGTAGCGCTCTCCGTTCCACGTTATCTTAGACTGGCAGAAAACTGCATCATGAAAATCGAAAGCGACGTTTTCGATTTTCAGTTCCTGTCCATACGTTAGGAAGATCCCTGGAAGACGCTCTTCAACGAGCGCGAGGGATGATCTTTCCAACATCAACAATATGTCGTCACCATCGTCAATAACTTCGAACTCCTTGATGTTGAGTTCGTCCATGCCACTGAACACCATACCACAGGCGAGAATAATGTTGCCCATTGCCGTATTCATGTCCCCAGACATCCTACCCCCGTTGACAGTGTACTTCAAACCATTACTGGTGACACACTGGTTGACCATCTGCCAACGCAGGAGTTGATCAAGCTCCACATCGCCTGGATAAAATTGGCGATAAAAGTCGTGCTCCACTTTAAGCATTTCCGATGAAACATGCTTATCCCAACGGGATGAATCAAGCGAGACACAAACTGGGTCCTTGAACATCTCCCACTTACGGAAGAACAAATCCGACCGCTGTGATGGATTCAAGCACTTTGCAACTACTGGCATGCCATGACGACGTAGCCCGTAGGTCAAATGCTCCATGGGTCGGAAGTACCGCGCTATTGATAAATTATAGCGCGGATCGCGAGCTTGTATAACGCGAGGATCTGGGTTTGACTTTTCGGCGGGGTCAAACTTCTCAGCTTTCACAAAGGCCTTAATGCGCGCATCCCGGCGACTCAAAGGCTCTACTAATAGAGATGAGTACGCCCTCTGGTATACACGCAATTTCGACCCCTTGAAAGTGCCCAATGCCTGCTCCCATGTTAACGGGGAACACGGTTGCGGATGCCACAGTTTGTAGATGGCTTTCCGAACACGTTTAACTCCAGCTGGCGTCGGTAACGGGACTTCGCCGAGCACACGATTTATTACCCCGACAATATCATTGTCAAGGCAACTGGAGTGGGTAAAACAGTGCCACAGACCATAGAGGCCCGGATGGGCCCGAACGATGGTGCGACGAGATTCACAGCCTTTAGTGGGTGGTGGTCTTGGGGCGCCATGCCGGGCAGACACTTTCTCCAATGGCTTGGAGGCTGCGCACACGGCTGGCACCCGCACCAGGCTGTCTTAACACAAACGCATTGG